CTTAAGCGGTAACAACGGTATGTTTGGTCCTACCACCACATTTAACCCGTTTGTCAGTTCAACCGGTATGTCTTCTTATCCTGCTCTAACAGGTGTGGTACCAGCTTTAAGTTATAATATAATAAGCGATAATAAACTACAGGTCAATTACCCTGCACCTTCTGCTACAGGGTTTTTCGATATAATTGTAGCTAATGATGCCGGTTACACGTTTTTAACAAAAAGCGCTTATAACACTAATCTATCAACACAATACCCTTACATTTCTGGGGTACAGGTAATTACCCCATAATATGTCTTTAATACTATCAGGTTTAGTTAATCATTTAGATGCACGTGCTTTATCAGCTACATTTGTTGATGGTAGAAACCTCATATTAGCCCCTGTACCAGATCAAATTGATCCTAAAGGGTGGACATGTACAGGTTATGATATAAGCTATTCTCTATCTGGTTCGCCGGGTGGCAAACCTTGCTTTAACTTAGTACAGGGTAACATTAATCAAAACAATTTCAATGACTTTTTAAACTATAGTTATATGACAGTAATGATAGCAGCCACTCGTACTGGTCCTAGTTGGATTAGTATGTGGACGGGATTATACAGTATGCGTTACAATAACGCAAAAGCTGGAATTACTATGTTAGCTATTTCTGATAATAACTTTGATCGTAATTTTAGTTATTGGGGTACATATGATTACATAACTACAGCAGCAACAAGCGCTATGAATATAAACACCCCTTATGTTCTTAGTATGGTTGGTAATAGTGATTCTTCTGGTACATTTTACACTAATGCTTCCGCTACTGGTACATATTTAAAAAGCAAAGATCAAGGATATAAAGGTGTTGGTGGGTATGAAGCAGGTAGAGGTTATTTTGTAGGCAAAGTATATGAAGTGTTAGTATACAACAGAGCTTTAACTCCTTCTGAAATTAGTATAAATTCAAACTATCTAGCTGCCAAGTGGTTTAATTAAAAAGCTAGTTTATAATACACCTTTCAATTGTAAGTATATATAAATGGCTGACAACGTACAACCTAATTTCTTTACAAAAGCTTTCAGTAGCTTTGTTAATAGACTACCGTATAGTGATAACACTCAAGTAATTGATAATGTTAGAGAGTTAAATCCAAAGTTTGAAACGTTTTATAAGATTAATAGTTCTGCCAAAGAACGGATTTATGGACAAGCTGTTTCTACAGCTTCAGATAACCCAGTTGTACCTTCTTTAGAAGGTGTTGTAGTTAATAAAGCATATCACGATTATCTTTATGCATTAGTAGATACAGATAAACCAAAACGTATATCTGATTATCGTGTTATGGCTTCTTATGCTGAAATTAGTCATGCATTAGATGAAATTTGTGATGAAATGCTTGTTAAGGATGAAAAAGGAAAATATTGTAATCTAGTTCTTAATGAAAAGAAAGATGATGTTATTGTTAGCGAATTACAAAAGAACTTTAGCAATTTAGTAGATCATTTTAATTTAGAGAATAAAGGCTTTGAATATTTTAGAGCTATCTTAATAGATGCTGAATTGTATTTTGAAAACGTTATTCACGAAGACAAAAAAGATAAAGGTATTATTGGTGTAGTACAAATACCTACAGAACATATTAACCCGATTTACGATAACGTTCAAAATATGTTAATTAAAGGCTTTTTGTTACGTAAGCCTGAAATAGATATTTCTTCTAATAACCGTTATACTGCTAAACAGGTACTTATACCTTTAGAACGTCACCAGGTTTCATATTTTCATTCTCATGTATGGAATGAACACAAGACAATTCGTTTACCTTATCTTGAAGTAGCACGTAGAGCTTATAAACAACTATCACTTATTGAAGATAGTATTGTTGTATATCGCTTAGTTCGTGCTCCAGAACGTTTAGTGTTTAAAGTAGATGTTGGTAATTTACCAGCACCTAAAGCAGAAGCGTATATAAAGCGCTTAATGCAAAACTATTGGTCAAAACGTACATACGATAATGATCAAGGTCAAAACGTTAATGTTTATGACCCACAAAGCATGTTAGATAGTTATTGGTTTGCTAAACGCCCAGATGGTAGTGGTACGGATGTATCAGCTTTACAAACCAACGCAAGCTTAGGTCAGTTAGATGATCTTAATTACTTTGTAAAGAAATTATATAAAGCTTTACGTGTACCTACAAGCCGTTTAGATCCAGAGTCTAAATTTGCTGATGGAGCAGAAATCTTAAGAGAAGAATTAAAGTTTGCTCGTCTTATTATTCGTTTTCAACGTCAGTTTGCTTCTACACTTAAAGATACGTTTATTACTCATTTAAAGTTAAGAGGTCTTTGGGAACAATATAAATTAAAAGAAAGCGATATTAACATATCGTTTAATCCGCCTTCTTATTTCCACGTTGCACGTGAAGCTCAAATACAAGAGCTTAAGTTTAAAACCTTTAGCGACTTAATCAGTACTGAAGCAGTATCTAAGTCTTATGCTTTAAAGCGTTATATGAACTACTCTGATGAAGATATAAAGATCAATAGAGAGTGGTTGAAGAAAGACGCTGCATTTAACTTTGAAATTTCACAAATCACTAATGCTGGACCTAATTGGCGTCAAGCTATTACAGCAGATGGTGGTGCAGCTGGCCCTGGCGGTAAGCCTCCAGGTGGTGGCGGTGGGGGTGCTACACCTCCTTCTTTTGGCCCTCCTCCAGGTGGCGGTGGTAGTGAACTGCCCCCTTTAGGTGGAGAAGCTCCTGAAGCAGGTGCTGCAGCACCTGAAGCTGGTAATGCTCCGGGTGGAGCTACACCTGAACCTGCTGGTAGTGCACCAAGTGCTTTACCTCCAGCAACTTAATTACTACCTTGACTGGTATAATGGATGATAGTTCTGCTTGCGAGCTGTATAATAATATTGGCGGTCCAACTCGAAAAGGTTATAGACTTAAATGTATAACTACTTGATAAAGAACAAGTTCAGCCCATAAAAAATCCGGGGGGTTCTTGATCTTCTTGACGGGTAGTCATTAACTGATCTTCCAGTTCTTTCTTTTCTGTAGTACCTTGAGTCATTAACTCTTGGTATTGTAAAGTACCACTACCGAATAATTGAGTGTTTTGAAACTTACCACGAGTATTTGCTATGTTAATCTTAACAAGAGCTTTTGCATACTCCATTACCCAACGCTCTTTAACTAGATCCTTAATTGGGCGTTCCATGCGACAGGCAACAATAGCCCAATATTGATCATTACCCATATAGTTTTGCTGTGCTGGGTCAGGGGTAATACGTAAAACTTGTGTACGTGGGTCAAAACGGAAATAAGGCTGTTGTGCGAATACCTTTTCACGTGTTTTTAACCAATCCTTTAAAATATGCCATGAAATAACGTCAAATGCTTTACTACCTAAAGAATAAGCAAAGTGCATTTGTTGAGCCATTGATTGTTCAATAGTAAACAATGTATTAACACCGTTATTAGTACCTACATTAAACGATGTTACATCTATTACTTTTCTATAACTATTTAAATCAACATCCCAGCCTGATTGGAAAGTAGAACTTAAAGCTGATACTTCTGGGTTTAAAGTATTATTAATAAGAGTATCCATCTTTATACCTTGACCTGCTGTATAAAGAGAACTATCAAACGCAATTAACTCTTCCGTACCAGGGGTAAACTTTGAATACATTTCAATAGCATAGGCTATCATGTCGTATGTAGCTACGCATGCTATTTCAAGATTAATTACAGGCGCACCGAGCTGAAAAAAGATACGCTCCGCAAGCATATCATAGCTTGAAATTCTGCTATTTAAATTTGTAGATAGAAAGTCTTGTGGACCTACAGTGCTGTTAGGATTAGCCATAGTCGCTAATACTTACAGCGTCTACAATAGTTTTAGTAAAGTATCCAGTACTTCTTGAGCACTAACAAATGCTTCTTGTTTATAGTCGCATTGTTCCCATAACCAAAACTGTTTATCTCTCAAATACGATTTGTTCTTTAACAAATTAATATTACGAGTATATCCAAAAATCTTAGGGTCTGATTGTGCAAATATAACAATACCTCTTTTAAGTTTATAATAAGCGCACATGTGTTGTAAAAAGCTATCTACAGAAATCCAACAATCACATTCATTTACTAAGTCTTTTATTTGAGATAGTTTTAGACCTTGCCTAAAATCAGTTACCCCCTCTACGGGTTTGTCTTTAGCTGCTCCTATTTGAATTACTTTAATGTCATTAGCTTGCATTAAAGCTACCAACTCTTTCCAGTGTGGAAAGTTTTTAGGGTTTTCTTTACCGTTACGTAAATTTTGTGCAAATGGACTTATGAGTACTTGTTTCATCGAGTAAGTGCTGTTTTGTATGCTTCTGCTAAAGAACCTTTCCAATTATTATTATCCATCCAGGCGTATATGTTATATTCTTCTACTTTAGTAAATGCTGCAGATTCAGCTAAACTTACTATTTCAATGCCTTCTTCGCCCTCGAATGCTTCTGGAAAACAAGCCCCGATAATAATTCTATGGTTTTTATATTTCTTTTTTACATCGGGTAATATGCTTCTAAACGCAAAATGGTCACCAATACCCGAATCTAAAGGTATAACTTTTACTAAAGCTGGTTTTACATTCCATTTTTTAATATAATCGTGGAATATCTTTTCATCTTCTTCAAACATTTTAATTTGTTGGTAGCTTCTTATACCCCCGGCACCAAAGCGCATGTGCCAGGTTTTTATTCCGGTTAGTACAACTAATCTCCAGCCGGCTCTTTTCATTTCATATGTAAAGATAGTTTCTTCTCTATGACCTACTTTTGATAGTTTTAATTCATAACCATGTTTACCAGCTTCTTTACGGTACAAAAACGTACTACCCTGTAAATGATCTACATCTATAAATGCATGACGGTCAGTATCACACCATTGTATATTAACACCTAAAAATATATCTTCTATTTTATTAGAAGCTAACTTATGTCCAATATCTGCTTTAGGGTCAAGAATAAGAGGCCCAACCGCACCTATTTTAGGATCGGTTTGTATGTAATTGTATAACTCCTCTAATGTGTTAGTAGCCATTACATTATCATCATCTAAACGCCAAATATACTCACTTGTAACATCTGTCAAGGCTTGTTGATGGTTCCATATTTGACCTTTATGGGCACCGGGCGTTACTTCCCATGCAATACCTACTCTATTTAACAAACAAAACAAATTTTTATATATTTCATTATCTCTTAAATCTTCCATAGTATCATTATCATCATATATAATAAGACGGGAAGGTTTAAGTGTTTGATTAGCTAAAGAGGTTAATACTAAAGGAAAGGTAGTATGAAATCTACCCTTAGTTGAAACTGTAGCTGTTACTTTTGTTGTAATCATTTGTATGCTATTAAATTTATGTCTGTACCGCTCCAATTCATATTGGTTTTAAATTGGTTTAATTTTAATACTTCGTTAATGCTATCACTCAGCGTGCCATGAAACTTCAACAGCAGTCTGCCCTCAGGTTTTAACACTCTATACCACTCCTTTACGTGAGTATTTAGATCTGCATAAGATATATGCTCGATACTCTTATTCATAGCAATTTCACTTACAGTATTGTCATTAAAGTCTAGTTTATTCCAGTCTAATATTAATTCACTATATTTGCTAGTACCATGTACTCTTACATGTTCCGGTAAATTATTATCATTTTCAGCAGTCAAGTGCAACTTTATATCTTTATTGTACTTCTTTATGTTAATTAAACTATTACGTTTAAATGTAACGTTACTATATGTTTCAATACCCTCGAAGGTACCTTCTGCATAGTGATATATTGGAAACGCTCCAGATATAATTTTACTATCTACTTTAGAAAGTTGATCTGTTGGTACAATATGTATTCTGTACCCTCTTTCTTGTACTTTAATACTAAAGTCTATATCTTCACCGCTGCCTGGAGAGTATATTTCATCCAACAAACCAATTTCATCAAACATTGTCCTTGGTATCATTGCACAGAAGAACACTACAAACCTAGAACGTGTAATTTTATCATGTAGTAGTAAGGGACCAGTAATACCCATTCTTGGATCTTCCTGAAATGGGGCTTCTAGCATTTGTAACCATTGATTCTTTTCTTGAGACAAAAGCTGAGTATCGTTGTTCAGTAGTATGATATACTCTCCTTGAGCAGCTTTAATGCCGAGGTTTGTAGCTTTAGTATACCCAATACCGTCTTTCTCTCTAATGAGCTTAATACTTGGATATGCATAAGATAGAGCTTCTACATACTGATGGGTAAGGTCCACACATCCATTTGCTACTACTATAATTTCTACATTAGTTAAATCCGTATAATGTATTATACTCTGTAAACATGGCTTTAAAAAGTCTTCCAAGTGGTTATAAGTTGGAATAACTACACTATATTTGGGTTTAACCATACATTAATATTATAAGAGTATATAGAAAAAGCAAGGAGTTACATAAATAATATAAGCAACATGTTACTCAAGCTTATAACGCAAAATCCAATTACAGAAGGTCTTGATTACTTAATTGAAGAAGGTAACAAGGATAAACCAGCTACAATGTACATTGCTGGTACTTATATGGTAGCTGGTGAAAAGAACCGTAACAACCGTATTTACGATATTAATGAAATGGCTCAAGAGGTTGAGCGTTACAATAAAGAATTTATTAAACAAAATCGTTCTCTTGGAGAGCTTGAACACCCACAAAGCGCTACAGTCAATAGTGAACGTGCCTGTCATCTTATAAGTGAATTACGAATGGACGGCAACATTTGCCGTGGAAAGAGTAAAGTACTCAGTACTCCATTGGGAGAAATCTTAAAAAGCTTAATTAGAGATGGAGTAAAGGTTGGAGTATCTTCAAGAGCTCTTGGAGAGCTTGAAGAAAGAAACGGAGTCAATTACGTCAAAAACATGAAACTCATTACAATTGACGTTGTAGCAGATCCTTCCGCTCCTGGTGCGTTTGTAGAAGGTATTTTAGAATCCAAATCTTTTATTATAAAAGGCAACGGTTTTTATGAAGAAGTGTACAACACACTTGAAGGCAAGCTTTCTAACTTACCTAAAAAGGATGTAGACATCTATTTAAGAGAGCACATCATTAACTTTATTAACTCTTTAAAATAATATGAACAAACAGAAAAACATAGCAAGATTCATTAGCAACGTAGCTAATAACAACTTTAAGAAAGCCAATGAAGCACTTGCTGCAGTGGTAAACGAAAAGATTCAACAACGTGTTCGCACAGCAGATCAGAAACTTTCAACCCCTAAACGGTAAATTTTGGATTTTAGTCCTAATTTTCACCATCAATTTATATAAGTAATAAACATCATATATGAGCCAAGATATCACAACTCTTTTAAAAGAAGCCACTAAGGATCTTCTTTCAGATGAAACCCTTAAAGCAATTTCCGAGGCTGTCGAGAAGAAAGCTGAAGCAAAAATCCAGCTAACTGTTGAAGCAGCTCTTGTTAAACAGGATGAAGAATATGCATCTAAGCTTGAACAGGTATTAGAAGCTATTGACGCTGACCACACTGAAAAACTTGACAAGATTGTGTCTCGTATTGATGAATCACATGCTACTAAGTTTAAGCATGCATTACGTGTTATCGATGAATCTCATAGCAAGAAACTTTTACATATTGTTAAACTATATGAACGGGCATTAGGCCTAGAAGCTTCAAACTTCAAGAACGCTCTTGTAGAACAACTTTCCAATTATATTGATCTTTATATTGATAAGGTAATTCCAGCACAGCAAATTGCTGAAGCTACTGAAAATACCCGTTCTAAGAAGATTGTAAGTGAAATTAAACGTTTAGTAGCAGTTAGCGATGATTTCGTTAACGAAAACATTAAAGATGCATTAATTGACGGTAAACGTCAAATTGATGAAGCTAATGAACAAGTAAAGAAACTTGAAAAACAACTTCAGTTAGTTACAGAAAAGACTAACAACACAGAAAAGCAATTATTCTTAGAAAGAAAATTAACTAACTTCCCAAAAGCTAAGAAAGACTATATGGTCCGCGTTCTTGGCGAAAAGAAAATTGAAGATATTAAAGAAAACTTCAATTATGTAGCTGAAATGTATGACAAGAAAGAAGAAGATGAAGTACAAGTTCTTAAGGAATCCGTTCAACCTGTTACAAAAGGTGTTGATCGTACAGCTCCAAAAGAAGTACTAAGTGAATCTAAGTCTTATTCTTCAGCTGAATCGTTTGCTGAAGAAGGTGCACAGCAAGTTGCAAGCCTTTACGTATCTGAGTTTACTAAAAAGAAATATTAATAAAATCGGATAATTTTTTTTAAAAAGCCTCCAGAAATGGGGGCTTTTTTTATAAGTATATCTAACGTTGAAGTACTGTTAAGTACTTGAGATATTGTTAGTTTAAAAAATTATTAGTTATGAAATCAATCAAACCTTCACAATCTTACATCAATCAGGATCGTGCAGCTAGCTTACTTAAAAAGTGGGCTCCGTTGCTTGAGCACTCAGATGCTGCGACTCCAGAAATCAAAGATGAACACACGAAATTAAACACTGCTATCCTTCTTGAAAATCAAGAACAGTGGTGCTTAAATGAAGCTTCCAACACAGCAGGTGCTAACGGCGTATTCGGCCAGGGTACCAGCTACGGTGGTAAGCCATCAAGTGACTTCTATGCTACTGGTGATGCTCGTCTACCAAAGATCCTCATTCCGATGATCCGCCGTACTTTCCCAGAATTGATCACAAACGAAATCGTTGGTGTTCAACCTATGAGTGGTCCAGTCGGTCTCGCATTTGCACTTCGTTATTCTTACGAAGCTACTCCACTCGGAGCTACAAGTCCAGATGGCGGTTATGGTGCAACCAGTAACACCCCACAGGGTTGGACAGAAGATTCAGAAGGTACTGAAGTAGGCTGGAACTATTTAAATACAGCTTATACAGGTACTTCTGCTTCATGGTTATCCGGTGGTGCTACAGCAATCACAGGTTCAGAATCATTTAACATTCCTGGCTTCGATCAAGGTGTTGCTAACTTACTTCAAAACTTTGAATTAAGTTCAAACATTCCTCAGATGGTTGTTAACTTCCAGAAAACAGCTGTTGAAGCTGGTACTCGTAGGTTAGCAGCTCGTTGGTCCGTTGAACTTGAGCAAGATCTCAAGAACATGAACGGTATCGACGTTGACAATGAATTAACGAACGCTATGTCGTACGAAATTCAGGCTGAAATCGACCGTGAAATGATTATCCGTATGTGCCAAGTTGCAATCAATGCAGGCTTCGGTCAAGGATATTCAGTATGGTCACCAGCTTCTGCTGATGGTCGTTGGTTAGGTGAACGTAATCGTGACTTCTATGCACGTATTATCGTTGAAGCAAATCGTGTTGCTATTCGTAACCGTCGTGGCGCTGCAAACTTCATTGTTGCTACACCTCGCGTTTGTGCAATGTTAGAAATGCTACCTGAGTTCCAATGGTTCGCAGTACAAGGCAACGTAAACACACAGCCAGTTGGTATCGCTAAAGTCGGTACAGTTGGCGGACGTTTCAATGTTTACCGTGATACACGTACAGAAGCTCAGTATCAAGTTGGTACACGTGCTAACCCATTAGAGTATGCTCTATTAGGTTACAAGGGTGCTGAATACTATGATACAGGTATTGTATACTGCCCATACATTCCAGTATTGGTACAACGTACAATCGGACCTAATGACTTCAGCCCACGTGTTGGTTTAATGACCCGTTATGGTGTTATTGACCACATCTTCGGTGCAGCATTATACTACCACTTAATTATTGTAACAGGTCTACACGTTTCGTTTACACCTGGTACACAAAGCGTATTCCTCTAAGAGTAATACACTTAGTAAAAAGTGTTCAAAAAAGAACCCGCCTAGCAATAGGCGGGTTTCTTATTGTATGTAAATGTTTTTTACTCGTGGCAATTCC